CTAAATCTGAATATAGATTAAAAGGACCACTGTCTGATCCTGCTGTTGTTAATGTTATAAATACTGTCATTTTATTTTTGGTTTAGCAATTAATTTCTTCTTTTTCCTCCCCATTTACTATTACAAGTGTATCAATGTCTATACATGGTGTATAAGTTGTATTTCCTAATGTTAAAAGCCCTCCTACTGGATCTCCTAAACAAGTTATTGCACTCCAACTTCCTCCATCGATTGTTAATGCTTGTAATCCATATATTTTACAAATTAATGGTTTTACTGTAGTAGTAGTTGTAGTTGTACATAAAATTTCTTCACAAGTTGCAAATCCTTCATCAGGTATTGAAGTATCACTTTCTCCTACATCACATCCTAAATATTCATAAGGAGATATTATAAACTCTCCTAGTTGATAAAAATTAAACAGAGTTAAAGGATTTGAGTTATAAAGAAAACTGCTCTCTACAAATTCACAAAGTTCACAAGTTAGAACATCATAAGCATATTGCCATCTATTACATAATGCAGTGGTTGTAGTGGTTGTAGTGCTGCTAGTAGAAGTGGTTGTTGATGTAGTACTAGTAGTACATATAAAAGGATTAACTTCTACACACACTCCATTACAATCACACTTTACAAATCCTGTAAACATATTATGCTGGTATATACATTATATAGTAACACCCAATTGTTGGTTGGTTGTTTTGGTGAGCAAGATTATTACCTGTATTTGATAAAGTAGCAGTAACTGTTGGTGTTAAAGTTGCAGAAGATGTAGTACCATTATCATTTCCTGTTCCATTGTTAGGTGAAGGTGTTGCATCTCCTCTCCAATCATTACTTATTTCTACAAAAGCTCCTGTATGTGTATGAGGAGGTATAGTTACATTAATAGTAGGAATATGTGTATGTGATGGCATTTGATCTATCCCTAATGTTACAAAGTTTGTACCTACTTTTGTACCTAGTGCATATGTTGGATTAAATGTTGGAGCTGATAATGGGTTAACAGCACTATCCATAGTTGACCCTAACATACTTCCATCTGTAACACCAACAGGTGCTCTTCCTCTTAAATCAGGAGTGTTATTAAGACCGTTACATAAATATACATTTTCATATTCTCCTGATGTTATACCTGCTCCTGTACCATCAAACAAACCTGTTAAACTTGGAGCAAACCAAGGATAAGCTACATAAGGAACCATTTTTGTGTATTGCTTTGTAGCTGGTCCAATAAGACCTTCATCTTCTAAAGCTTGATTAATAATATCATTAATTCCTCCAGGACCATTTAAAGCTACATAAGTGTTAGGTAAATCAATTAACAACTGATCAAAATCAGTTTGTAATTCACAAAGTTGTGTTATTACAGCTTGAAGAACATTATGTGTATTAGAAAATGTTGTTTCCTCTACTGTTAAACATCCTTCATTATAAGGGCCTTCTAATGTTTCTAAATTATTAGTAACATTATTAACTAAATCTTGTAAATCACAAGCTGAATCAATAAGAGCTTGTAATAAATCATTTAATGTTGGACCAGCACATCCTACACAAGGAGGAATATTATTTGCTACTATTGAGCAAACTCCTTCTAAGTCTACAATAGGTTTAATACCTGTTCCATTTAATGTACTAATAAGAAATTGAGCTAGAGTTTGTTCTACAAATTCTAGTGTATCACCGTTTTGAATTCCTAGTGCAGGAATATCTGCTCCTGTATATTTTACACATTTATCTGATGTAATTTCAGTGCAACCATTAAAACAATTTGTACAAGACATATTATATATATTTTTTTATTAATTATAAAGGAATAGTGGTGGTGGTTGTAGTTGTTGTACTACTGGTAGAAGTACTAGTAGAAGAAGTAGTTGTACTAGTAGATGTTGTAGTTGTTCTTATTGGTGGAGCCTCAAAACAATTCTTTACACAATTTGCTGTTAGTTTTACAACTTGTGAAGCAATTTGATTAACAGAATATTTTGATACATAATCAGGGTTGATTTGTTTATAAAATAAAATTCTTCTGTATTGTATCAAATCAAAAATTGCTGATCCAGAAATAGGTTTATTCAGCATAAACACTATATTATTATACATAGTGCTTGAAAGCTGTGCTAATTTACAATCTATAGAAGCTATTAATGAATTAATATCTCCACACTTTGTACAGTTAGTTTGTTTAGGATAGAGCATTTATACAAAAGTTTTTAATTTTATTTGCTATAGAATAACAAGCATTACATAGTCCTTGTTTTAATTGACACCCACATCCCACTTGTATCCCACACTTACTACAAATTGCCATTTTATTTATTATTGAAAGTTAATTAAATAATTATTACCAGAACACCCACAGTTGTTATTGATAAAAGTATCTAACATCTTAGATGCTTTATTATATAATTTATTAGCTGTAATAGGATCACAGTTATTAGCTGCTGCTATAGAACCCTGAATAAAGAAATATATTGTAGATAGATCCACTTTACTTTGTGTTTTAATAGCTTGATCGCATTCCATCATATCTAATTTCATAAATGCTTCATCAAACTTTGCTTGTAATCTATCTACACGCATTATAGTTTTTTCTACAAAATATACATCTGGTGGTTCTATAGTGTATTTAAAAGAATATATTCCATCAGGAAGAGGTTGTTGTACTCCTGGTTCTGTTATTTCTAGTGTATCAGAAGTAAAAAAATTAAGTTCTAACACATTAAATGGTATAGAAACTTTTTCAAATCCAGGTACACATATTTCTATAGTTGGATCTGTTACTACAGGAGGTTTAGTGGGGTAGATAGAAATATCTAACACAGATAAACTAAGTACATCGAATGTAGGAACAATTGTTATATTTAATTGTATTTCGTCCATATGGTTGAAAAAAAAATACCAGAGGAATGTGGAATATCCTCTCCTCTGGTATAGATTATTTATTAAAAAAGTTTCTTAAGGAATCAACGTACTTGTTGTTGAAGTAGTTGGCCATACAGTTGTAGTAGTAGAAGTTGTTGTAATACAAGTTCCAGTTTCATCTACAAGGTCTCCTAACAATCCTTCAATCAAATCATCAATATCTGTTTCAGCTCCACTATTTGAAGGAACAGCGATAATTACTTGAGAATCTTGTTCGATGTAATCACCCCATTGGTAAGCTGATCTATCATACTCATTAAATTTAATGTAGTAAGTAGTGTAGTTAGTACCATCAGAAACCCAGCTTTCAAAGTTACCATTATACCCTACCATTCTGTAAAGGTGTTTTAGGTAACCAGCTTGGTAGCTGTAGAAGTTTTTCTCTAGTTGAATAATTTCATCAGAAGTACCTCTAGCATAGTTAGAACGTTGTGTAATTACAGCATTAGCAACAATGTTACAATTATCAGCAACAATAAAGTCAGCTGTAGTTGCAGGACCACTGTATACAAATGTACGGAACCACATTCTATCAAACTCATAAGGGAATGCTGCAACATCACATGGTTGACCATATTTAGTTAATGGTTTTCCAGAAATACGAAGTTTAGCAGCAGAGTTATTACCGATTCTTTGGAATTGATAGAAATCATTAAAATTAATGTTATCAGGATTGATACCAGGAGCTTGTTGAGTAAGTTTCAAAATAAAAGCATCAATTAATGCTGGTACATCTACTGTATCACAAGGATCTGCACCACAATCACAACAAGGAGCTTGTACAGTTACTGAGCGTGTAAACCCATTAAAATACAATGTATCCAAGTAAGAAGAATGTGCACGTAGTGTTAATGTTACAACATCACCACAATGTACATTCCAACCATCAACATCTGTAACTTGAGTTACAGGAGTAGGGCATCCAGATACTTTGTAAAATTCAGTTACATTTGATTTACAAGAAGAACCTGTAGGACATCCAGCAATTTTGTCAGAACGTTTTGTTCCTTGCAAATAAGTGTTTTGTCTACCTTGAGCTACATAAAAGTAATTTCCTGTAGCTGTAGGAGATGCAGGGTCAATTGCAGAGTAGTCAGCGTTGAAGAAACCTACTTCACCTTCAGACAAATTTTGTGTAAAACCTGTGCTAGCAATATTCTTACCAACAGGAACTACAAAAAGCGTGTTTAATGAAAAATCAGCCATTTTATTTATTTATTAAGTGTTAAAAAATTATTCGTTTGTTTGTATTCTATATTGTGCATTTTGCACTGCACTTTGATTCTCTGTAAACATCGCTAAGTTCTGAACTGTTAAATCTAATAATTCATCTTCTAAGTATGTTTCTAATTCACAATTTTGATCTATTGATGGTGTGCCATCAAATTTAATATACCCCTCTTTATCAATGTAAACTGGATATCTCATATAACTTATACATATTTCTTTTGGTGTGAATGTACCATCTGTAAATATGCTTATTTCATCAGAAGATAGAAAGTTAAATGTTTCTTGATATTCAAAACTTGGTTTGTAGTGTGTGTTGTTTAAAATAAACTGTAAATCACCATGCTTTGCTAAATCTCGATTAATCCAAATCTTTCTATTTTTACAAATTCCTTTATCAGCTAAAACATATGAATCTATATAAAACATATATTTTGGGTCTAAGGAATGTAAATTAGCTTTCCACTGATTTAGTTCTTTGTTTTTTAATGTTAATGGTAATGTTCCTTCGTTATATGCTATTATAAGACTTTGTAAATCTTCATAACGTTTTTTAAAGGAATCTAGCCCCATCTGGCTAACAGTACTAATGTTATCAACTTTTTGCTTTATCAACTTAATCTGAGCTTCATTAAGAGCTAAGATTTTATCTTCAAGCTGGATTTGTTGATGCTCATTAGTTGATAGCTTATTTAATCGTTGATCAATTTTATATAATAAACTATCTACTGGTATCATATTTTATATTTTTAAAAACTAGCCACTTAAACAGCAGCTAGTTTTTTAGTTTTTAATTTTTGTTCAAGAGTGATTAATTCATCTTGATTATCATCATCGATTAAGAATTTAACCAAATCTTCTTCATCTTTAGCAATTTCAAATTCTCCTTCATAAACTTTACCATTAGGTTTTATTCTATAAATAGAATGTGTTACTGCTTGTTTAACTAAGTCTTTAATATGTAATAAATTCTCTTTCATATCGGCAAATCTATTAAATACTTCTACAGGATTTAATCCTTGGAAAGCTCCAGATTTAAATTCAGATTGTTTTAACATATTATCTACTTGGTTGTAAACAATTTCTTCTTTTGTATCATCTGTTACTGGAAGACCAAGTTGTCTAGCAACTTTACGTTTTTTCTCAGGTGTCATACTGTCAAACTTAACAATTGCTTTATTAATCAATTGTTTTTTCTTAAATATGATTCCACTTTCAATATCCTCATCAACAACATAAAATTGTGTTTCTGCTGGATATTCACCTCTTTCCCATGCTTGATAAGAACTTGCAATAGTTGGATGTACTCTAAGCCATGAAAAAGCTAATTCTTGAAAAGGAGTAGATAAGTCAAAGTAGTTGTCTCCATCTAAAAGTTTTACTGATTGTACGTGTGTATAATCTTCATTAGATAGAGATAGTCCATAGTTCCAAAATTTAGAACGAGGGCCTAAATCAATATCACCTAAAGCAGCTTCTAGTTTTGCACGAAGCTTGGTAACTCTTTCAATTTCTAATTCTCTTTCTGTAGGATCTGCAATTCTTTTAATATAAGCTGCATTTGGGTCTAACCCTGTTCTGTATTGACCATCCAATTCTTTGTAAGGATATTTGAATACTCCTGTTCCTGGTATTCTTGTAAGTCCTTTTGATGCTAAACCTCCTTGCATTGTTTGCAATTGAGAAGTTGTATAATCTTTCTTTAATGTAGAAATCTTTCCTAATTTTGCCATGATGTAGTTAATTAATTATTATTGGTTTAAATTTGCAGAATGTTCCCATCGAAGGGAATGCGACCATGAATAACACAATCCATCATTCTGTTTGAGATCAATCCCCTCTAGGAGGGAGTGGGTATGAGGGGATCTTTCTCAGAAAAATGAGTTACTCTGGGACGCTGTTCTTGTGGGTAGCGTAGTAACTACTGTTATTATTAAAATTGTGGAATCTCTTCTATAAGAACAGTTCTTGACAAATCTTCAATGAATACATCACATCTGTCTTTCATCCAGATTTCGTATCCTGGGAATTTGTTAGCACTTGACATACCTTGAGATTTTGCAAATCCTAAGTGGTGACGAGTACCATCAATATATCCCCAAGTCATAGAAGGAGCACCCTTCATACGCACTTCACGAATGTTATTTACCATTGAACCATCAGACATTGGAGAAACATCAAACACCATAAATACTGGAGTAGATTTTTTGTTTTGTCCAAACTCTAGGTTAGATTGTGGTAAATCTAATTCTTTCAAGTGAATAAGTTCAACACGCCCAGTCTCACGTGTAACCATTGCATCAAATGCAAAGTTGTAAGTGATGTGTTGTCCTTCTCCTTGCATATATCTGTTTCCAGAATCTGCCATAAATGTAAGACCAGAATTCAATGCATCATTTTTCAAAGCTTGTTGGAATACATCAAATCCAGCTTCATTAGTGTACATTTTAACTCTACGATCTTTCACATCCACACGTCTGTAGAATAAATCTCCAAATACTGAACGGATTAGATTTGCAGAGAATTCACCTCTGTTATATTGTACCAAGTTACCATTGTTACGCATTCTGTGGTAAACACCTGCAGATGTACGCTTCAATTCTTGCTTAGAACCATTAGTTTTAACTGTTCCAGGCTTAGCCCAAATCATTCTCTTAACTTTTAGCTCAAGCATAGACTTACGCATCCAGAACTCAATAAACGGTTCCCATTTAACATCATTACGAGTTAAAGGTAATTGGTTTCTACGTTGTGGAGCATATACTAAAATGTCAAGAGGTTTACCTGAAGCATCTCTCATCATTTTATCATCAGCCCATTCTGTAATTTTGTGCTCATAACCATATGCTGACCCTAAAGATTCAAACATAGTGATTTTTTCACCAAGTCTTGGTAGACCAAGTAGATCTTGATCAAATTCACCAATTGCAGCATCTACTAATTCTAGTTCAATACCAACTTGTAAAAATGTAGAAGAAACAAAATCTACAATAGGATTGTCAGTTACTAAAGTAAAAGAGTACAAGAAACCAGCATTCCAAGCAATTGGATCTTTAGTTACATAGAATCTTGGACCATACTGACGAGAACCTACAGATACAATAGCATTTTTAGAAAACTCATTAGTATCTAATACTAATTGAAATTCTTGACCATCAATACCTGGTTTACCTGTACCTTCTTGTAAAATAGCAGTTAAACTAGCAGGAATATCAATAATTTTTGGGAATTTGTAAGGAACTTGAACTTCCCATTTCCAAGAATCACTATTATTATCAATGTAATAAGGAGTGCTCTTGTTAATCATGTCTAAGAAGTCATTGCTGTACAATGAGCTCTGAGTGTACAAACTGATGATTTTTTTATCATAGTCAGCAGGTTCTGTAGAGTGAAAAGACTCTAAGTGATTGGCATCAGTTAGTTTTCCTACAGCACGTTTGTCCATAGAGGCAACCCTTGCGTAGGTAAAACCAGTTAAGCCAGGAATAGTTTGAATTTGTGACATTTTTATTAATCGTTTTGAGTTATTATTAATTTAAATTATTTTATTGGAACCAAGAACTACTTGTTGACTTTGTACCAGTTGTTCCAGTTTTAGCAGTTGTTTTTTGTCTAGCAACTTCTGAAAACAATTGATTAGCTTGTTTAGACACTCCTGTTTTTTGTATAGTTGATAATGTTGGATCTTTTTCTAAAATTTTAAGAAGTAGAGCAACCTTAACTTTTGTAGCATGATTTTCTGGTCTCTTTAAATCCAAAATAGTTCTATCAAAGTCTGATAAAGTTTCTCCTGATGCAGTTTTCCATTTATCAACTAATAGGAAGTCTTGTAGTTCATTTACTAGCTTTGGATTTAATGGAATACCATCAAACTCTTTTGCTTTTAGTTTATCTTGTAAAACTTCATGTACATTATTAATATACTGTTGTTTTATTTGTTGTTTTTGTAATTGTTCTTGTTCTGCTTTTTGTTGCATAGCTTGCAACTTTTGAGCTTCTTTTTTAACTAACACTTTATGATGTTTAGTAGATACACTTTCTAAATCACCATAATTTTGAAGTCTTTCAATTTCTGTTGTTATATCTTCTGGATCAAAACCTTGATCAGCTAAAGCTTGTCTCATTACTGAAATTTGATTTGATTCTTGTGATAAATCCATTTCAGCAAAGTTTACAACTTGGTTATATGTCCCAAAATATTCTTTAGGGTTTACACCTTTTACAAATATGGCATCAAAAGCATTTTGGTAATCCTCTCCAAATTGTCCTATAAAGTTTTCTACAATTTCTGAAGCTCCTTTTCTTTTTTCAGCATTAAATCTTTCTAAAAATTCTTCTGCAGTTGTAATAGGAGATTCATCATCATCCTCCCCTTTAGTAAACACTCCTAGTTTAAACAAATCATTTGAAAGAGCTGAAAATTGTGTAGAAGGTTCTTCATCATCATCTTCTGTTTCTGTATTTGTAACAGATTCAGTAGGTTTTACAGTTTCTTCATCTTCATCTGTATTATCTCCTAGAAAATTAGAGATTGCTGATTGAGCTTTTTTCTCATCACTGTCTTCATCTTCTACAGGAGTTATCTCTTTACCTTTTGGTGCAGAAGGAGCTTTAGGTTCAGCATCTTTTACTTCATTAATAATAGGAGTAACATCATCAGGATTTGATGAAGCTGTTTCTGGTGAAAATAGTCCTTCTAGTAATTCTTGGTTTCCAGCACCCATTTCTAGAGTGTCCTGAATAGAGAAACTATTGGTGGATAGTTCTAAATTATCTTGTGCCATAATGTAGTTGTATTTAATATTTGGTTTATATTCTATGTAAAACTATAACAGTTATTTAAATTACAAAAGAAAATAGTGCTGTATTAAAACATATTGTTGGGTAATATAGCATTATCTTTTTTTTCTCCTTAAATTGAACTAACTTTTTTTGTTATTTTTATTAGCAGCACGTCCTTTTGCATTCTCTTTAGCAACAGCTAAATCATTTGCCATATTTTCTCTAGCTACTTGTAACTTTTCTCTTTCTATAGACATCTTATCTGCTGCTTGTTTGTTTTTAGACTGTATATCTGCCATTTTCATACCATAATCTTTTGCAGCCTTATCTTGATCTTGTGCAAGTCTACTCATTTCTAGTACATCTGGAATAGCATTAGCATTTACATCTTCTGCTTCTACATTACCAAATCCTGTAGCTTGAATAATAGCAATTTTTTCTTTAGAAAGTCTATCAAGTTCTTTTTGATAGTTTTCATTAGCTTGTTGCTCCTGTTGTAATTGAGCTTGCTGTTGCATTTGAGCTTGAGCAATTTGTTGTTGTTGTTCAAGTTTTTGTTGTTCAAGTTGTTGTGCTTGTTGTTGAATAGCGTCTTGTTTATCTCTAAGATCTCTAAACACTTTCTTCATTTCTCTCATAGACTTAGTGCTGTAAAGCTCAATAACTTCATATAAGCTTCCACCATTTTGCATAAGAGGTTGAGCAAGTTGTCTAAGTTCATTAAACATTTGCGTATCTTCTGGTCTATTTGTAGTAAACACTTTTAAATCTCTAAATCTAATATCAGATCCATTTACTTGTACAAATGCAGATTCTCCTTCATTAGTAACATAAGAAATTGTTGATTGTGGTTTAGCACTTTCTATGTATAATGCAGCATCGATTATAGCTTGGTATAATTGTCCTAATACATATTCGTGTGCTACAAATAAAGGCTCTGTTTGTGTATAACTGTGTTGTATAGCAGCATTTGTACCTGTAGCACTTTCAGAGGCAGAGATGCTTCCTAAACGCTGTTTAGACATACCTATAAGTTCCCAGCATTCATTTTTTAATTGTACAGCTAAGTTATAACGAGATTGAATCTCATTGGTTCTTGTAAGGTCTACGTTTCTAGCTACAGATTGATTTGTTACAGGAGCTTTGGTATTTTCAGGACTATCATCATCAAACATGATACCACGTTCTCTTGCTTCTAATTCCCAGATATCAATATCATCTTGAGCATCTCCATCCTTCACTCTAGGAACTCTTCTAATATTAACAGAAGCTACATTACCAATTTCTTTTTCAAGAAGCTTATACATTTGATTCATACAAATGTTATATAACACTTGAAAAGGTTTCATCATATCAATTAATGACTTAGCCTCTGTATTCTTTACTTCAAAAGTTGTTCCAATTATAGGACAATAATTCAATAGTTTATAAGGTTTGATATGATAGATGTCTGGACCAATTTTAATTCCTTGATACCATTCATTAATCCATCCCCATTCTAGTGACTTCTGTGTAGGAATAGTTCCTGATTTATAATTCTCATCAACAAGCATTGATTGCTCATTGCCCATTTCATCTTCATATATAAGTTTTCCAATTTTTTTCTTAGAAATCCAATATGCCCTAACTACTACATATTTATATCCAAATGAAGAAACATTAGATGTTAAACCAAGAAAATCTTGTAATCCATCGTTATTTTCTTTCATTTCTGATTCTATAATCATTCTTGTTTGTAGTACTAATGGATCAAATGTATCATACTGTACAGAGTCTTGCCCAGGTGTAGCATTAGGGTTACCTAAATTAGATTCACGTACATTAATTAATCCATAGTCTTGTAATGATGAGCGTAAGTGGTCAATTTCCTCTTTCGTAAGATCTGGGATGCTTTCAATGATCTCCGAAAGCTCCATAACTTGTACTGTACCAGCAGCATAGGCTCCTTGAGTTCTACCAGTGGGATCTGATATCCACTTTCTATCAGGAGTAGTAAGAAACCAAGTGTTTTTTGGGTTGGCCACTTCAATGTTAAACCCAGTTTTGGAATTGTCTTCATATATATGATAAAACTCTCTTGCTGATATAAGCAAGTCTCTAAATGTATCTTCTGATTTTTCTTTTATATTAAATTCTGCTTTTGTACATGTAAGAATATGGTTGGCCCATTTTTCAGCTACAGATGTATATGAATCAAGCTGATCTTTAACTTGTTCCATTGTAAGCTGTTCTAGTTGTTCTTCTTCTAGTTCTTCTCCAGCAATAGCAGCTTTTTCTAATATTTGTTGTTTAGCTCTTGATATAATATACTTTTGCAGTGTATCAGTTTTAAACTGTAACTCTTCTGCTTTACTATCGTCATCAAATGCCTTCACTCTATATGTATCAGGTCTTTTTGAAATTTCTCCTACCAAACCATTAAGAGGAGTGGTAATTATAGAATAATGTTTTACATAAGATGGTAGAGCCAAATCATTTTGTAAAATTTCAGTAAAACTTTTTACTTGAGGATCTTGATAAAAATCTTCCATACGAAGAATACCTTTTACCAAATCATAGTTTTTTACAAATGTATCTCTATTTTTAATATATTCTGCATAAGCCCTGTTAGCAAAATAATCCATTGTATTTTTAATCCAACTCTCATCTTGTTTTTCCTTCTCTGTTTTAAACTGATCAGGAAAAATATTTAAATACGCATAACGTATTGTAGCATCTTTTGTATATCTAATTATTGCCATTATCTAAATAATTTACGTTTATTGTTATTAAACACTCCTCTTGATTCTGGAAAGAGTGAACTTTTTTGTCTTTTAACTCCCATTGATTTTGTTCTTGAGTCTGAATTATCTCCAATCTTTCCAAATATAGGATCAAGTTTCATGGCAAGAGAAACAGCAAGTTCTGCTGCTATAATTCTATCAAAGTTACCATCTTCATTATATTGTATCATTTCTTCAAGAAGTACTGGGTCAAGTATTTTTGACATTCCTTTTGTTTCAGAAATAATATTATCATCATCATCTTTTTCTACATGTATAACTTCTTCTGTATATTTCTTTAGACATCCATGTAGAAAGTCTCTTATTTTTTCTGCAGATCTATGTATTCCATAATCACGTCTAACGGTAGTATTTGGAACAATTTCTTTTAACCAATCTGGTTGTTTTTCTAAATAATGTGCATCTCCTTTAGAAATCATATAATCTATAAAGGAGATTTCATCATTTTCACATAATGTTCTAGCATTGTAATACTTTATCAACAATCGTGCTTGTTCTTCCCATGTTTCTTTTTTATCTGGACGAGCACAATATGATGCTACAAACATATCTTGATATTTTTCTCCTGATATTGTATGCATACGTTTGTATATATAAACAGAGCCAAGAGAACTTGAATATGCAGATTTACCTTGTCTATAAGGGTCAACTCCTGCTACATATAATCCATAAGGAGGGTTTTCTACTGGAAACTCATATATAACTACAGGAGCATCTTTTTGATCTGTATTTTTTAATGGAAAATTTGATATAGGTAGTTTATCAGAGAATGTATGTTTAACTCCTTGTCCATCATCATACAGCACTACAGATGTTCCTGTTCTTTCTTGTTGTAACAGTCTAAACTTCTGTCTTTTAGCTGCTTCAATATCAAATATATTTGTATCTTCATTAAGAAATATATCATCTACTTCTTGGGGATAATACATTTTCTCTTTAAGATAGGCCATTCTATCTCCAGCTTTTTTAAGCTTTTCAAGATTATCATTTGTAATCTTTGTGGCTAGTTCTTCATTACTCACCATCATCTTCACTTCATGTAAAGAAGAAGTTTTTGGTTTATCTAAAAATGCTCCCAAAGAACTTTCTTCTTTGGCTTCCATTCTATATTTATGAGAAATAAAAAGTCCATGAACTCTTTTTTCATCTTTTGCATTATTATATTCTAAGAAGTTAAAATTTTCAACATCAAACATTAAGCTTTTTGCATCCATAAACTTCTTCATATCTCCACCTGTTCCTGTAAGAATCGGAGAACATCCCCAACCAAATGGTGTTGTAAATCCAGGAATAGCAGCTTGAAGTCCTCTAAGAAAAGATCCTTTTCCAATCTCATCAATAATAAGTCTTCTAGGCTTTGTACCAGCAATAGCTTCCTCATTATTACCCTCATCAAGGTTACGTATAAGAATCTGGGAAAATGGAATTCTTTCTCCTGATTTGGTTTTAATTCCTAGTGTAACTTGATTTTTCCAATTATCTTCTACTCTTTGCCATCTCCAGGCTTCTGGTAAAAAGTTTAATCCTTTGTCAATCTTATCTGTAATAAGCTTTATATCAGGAGCATTTAATCCTGCAATAATATTCTGACTGTTCTCATCAAATGTAGCACCATGTCCAATGTAACTAGCTTCAATAACAGACTTAGCAAAACGACGAATACCTAGTATAACTAGACCTTTCTTTTCCTTATGTGCTCTATCTATTTCATTTGTAACAAGCCATTCATTATCTCTTAGTAATGGATTAGAATATTTCTGATTAATACGTCCATATTCATCTATAATATCTACTTCTGTATGCCAAATATTTAAATGCCAATATAGAAATGGATTGATGTATTGTCCATCCATCATTGCTCCATTCATACATAGTTCTTTATGAAATGCAAAGAACTGCTTATATTCATCAGAGCTTCTATCTGGAATACGTTTTTGATTAATAAACCAATCCTTATATTCTATATCATGTAGTTTCATTATTAATCACAATTCAGTTTATATTTCACACATTCAAAAGGTGTTGTAATGTTCCAAGAATTTATCCAGTCATCATATTCTGTTACATCTTCATTTCGATTTAATGCATCTTGCATACCATCTAAATGTGCCTTAGTAATAGATCCTATTTTTTTAATAGGTTTTTCATCTACATCATTTTTATATATAAGTATTTTAATTGCAGGTGTATTCATTACTTATTTCTACTCTTTAAAAATTCTTCTGCTTGAGAACTCAATTCAGCTCCTCCTCTTGTTTCCACTTTTTTAGCTTCTTGTTTTTCTCTCATTACATCTACTTCTTTTAAAAGAGCAAGATAGTTTTTCATTGTTTCTTGTACAAACTTTCCTTGAGCTTCTATAGATGCAATTACCATAGGAAGCATTCCTCCTTTAGCTGTAGGTTTCCACTCTATTCTATCTTTTAAAGTATGAAGAGGATTTGCATCAACATATTCTTTCCATGAAGACAATTGTTGTTCAGCCCAATCAAGTTCTACATCTATATATGTATTCTTTTTTACTGCCATTATGTAGTTAGTTTTAAAAACCTTAGCACTTTATATTTAAAGCTAGTTTTACGTTTATATTCATCATAATCTTTATAATCAAGAATACTGTTTACTACAGCATTATACTTAAGTTGTTCTTCAGAATCTGGTTTAAGTCTATTTGTAAAAGCAGCTTCTAAATTTTTTTTACAGCTTGCTTTTCTTTTTTCATCTTCTTCATATCTTTTTTTTCCACTAGGGCAAATATTCTTTTGCATACCTTCTTCAGTGTATAAAGTTATTGTAAAAAATTTAGTTGGATCATGCTTTACTCCAACCACTCTCTTAGGTTTAATTATTTCCATTATGTAGTTATATTAATATTGTTTTTTATTCTTCTTCTAATAAATCCTCAGAATTTAAATTCATTCCTTGTTTAAGAATCTCTTCCAAATCTTCACAATGAGGAACATCTAATTCTAATTCTATTAAATAATCATTTAATATATTAAACATTTCTTTGTCATTGAGATTTTCAATTTGATGATCATCTAATGCTGTAGCCAAGTGTTTACCAAGAGTTTGTTTTGGAAATACATAGCCAAGTTTATTTAATATATTTACACTACGTTTATAATAATTGCTCATAGTCATCTATGTTTGGCTGGTCTTCAGTTAAATAATCATCTGACACTGTAATTCTTATTATATCCTTTTCCCTATCTAAATCTATAATTCCTTCTAAATCGAAATAATCATATCCATCATTATATAATTTTTCTAGTATCTCTAATAAATACTCAATAGGAATCTTTGTTAATTTTAAATTACTCTTTTCCATTATCAATTATATTTTGTTGTTCTTGAGAAATTACAGCTTTCCATTTATTTAAAGGACAATTACAAGAAAGACATTTTGTTTTAGCAGAAAGAGTGCATCCACAATTTGTACAATGTACATCTGGTCTTAATGTTTTATGCTTTGTAGAAATATGTTCACAATTATTACATATTTCCATTCTTTCTTGACTTGTTTGCTCTATAACTAATTCTAGTTCTTTTCGAGGAAGAAGGTGGTTACTCCATCCTTCAATTATTTGTTGTATCACTCCCATGATCAATTTTTGGTTTTAGTTTCACTCTATTATCAATAGCTGTAGCTAATTTCATTTCTAAGTTTCTTCTAACTGTAGGAGAAAGAGTTTCATCATTTAATAAGTTTGTAAAATAACTTATTTGTGATTCAAATAATTCCATTTTCTTCTTGGCTTTATTCATGTTAAACATAAACTTACCAAATCCAGAAAACTCTACACTATTATACTTATGTATTGCATCATTAGCAGAATCAAATTGATGAGCAATCACTTTATGAATAACTTTTTCAGAAATCATCTTATGCTCAATCACTTTATTAATTGCAATTTTCTTAATAAGAAAATCCTTAATATGTATATTAGGTGGTTTCATTCTCTAATGTAATTTGTAAAACAATATTCTTAGAGAAATCTAATTGTATATCTGGAAGTATTTTAATCTTCCCATCATCCTTAATTAATATTCCTAGTTTTTTAAGACCAGAAACTAAATTATTAATTGTGGCATTAGAAGTGCTGAATTCTTTACAGAATTCTTCTTTAACATGTTTATAAGAAATACTCCCATTAAGAGCAATAAAAGAAACTAATTGTATTTCTCTTTCTGTTACATTAATATCATTTATACTAAACAATATAGAATAGTATTTCTTAACTGAAGAAAACTTATCTCTCTCTTTTCTTTTAAATCTTTGTACAATCATAATCTATTTAGTTTATACAAAGGTATATAAAAAACATATATATAAAACAAATATTTTTATTTCTATCTATACAAAGAATAAATAAAAGCATTTTTATTATCAACCCACCCACCCAGCCAAAATTATAACATATTTTTTACATGAGCAAGAAAAAATTTTTTTTCCAAATTTTATGTCTCTCCCCTATGAAATTTTTTTTTTTAAAATTTTTTAGTAGCCCCCATGTTGATTATGTAGATGAGATGGTTGACCCCTTCCAACAACAACCCCACTGGTGTTTTGGCGAGTGGGATAGTCCCCCGCTATAACAATTAAAAAATAGAAAAATGCAAACTAAAAAAATTACAGGAGAAGATGTATTAGACATCCAACAATTGCCAGGTGTTAGAGAATATTCTGAAGACACTCAAATGAAAGGTCAAAAGTACAGAAGATTTAGCTACAATGGTGTGGTATTTATTGCCAATGCAGAAGATGCTTTTTGTCAAGATTTTGACAATGGACAAGTTTATGCTGTTACCTTTGGTATTAATGCAGAAGGACAATTCAGCAAACTTGCTCACAATAACTACACTCAAGTTGAGAACTTGAAGAAGTTTGAGGCTAAGATTAAATCTTTTGATAGAGTCGAAGTAATTACTAACCCAGAAGAATTAGCAGGACTTTAGTCCTGCTTTTCTTCGTATATAAGGGTGGGATATATACGAAGCTATTGGGTGGGAAATATAATATCAAAAAAGTAATTCCTAAAGAACATATATATAAAGGACAATATTTTAATTAATGTTGTCCTATATATATAGGAGTAAAAAAGTTTATATCTTTACTAGGGGTCAAAAGTTCATTTTTTATTCATTTTATGTGTTTTTGTAGGAAGTTTTCTTACAAATACTCTTAAAGGAATGTTAATGAAATGAATAATTGTATATTATAGGAGAGAATGAAATGGGGGATGTGTATACCATCACATAAAAAAATGGGACAACAAACAATCAAAAAATAACAAAATCACTACAAAACATATAGCATTATGACTACATTTAAAACAAATACAATTATGAAAAAAATTAAAGATTTTACTTCTTATATAGTAGATATTAATACTGTTAATAGAGGAATGCAAGTGTTATTTAGATTTCCTAATAATTTTGGAATATCATTAGTGTGTCATTCTTTCTCTTATGGGAATGATAGTGATGAGTTTGAGATAGCAATTATTAATTATAATTCTGAAGATAATGATGATTGGGATATTTTTTATACAACAGAATTAACTCAAGATGTATTAGGTTATCAATCTAAAGAAGATGTTATTGATGTTATTCAAAAAACAATTGCTCTTTAATAATATAGAGCTCTATTTATATATAGGGCTCTTATTGTATAAAGAGACAGGCTCTTAATTGAGCCTTTTTATTAACTGACTAAATAACAAAATTATGGAAGATTACGTATTAAAAGGAGATGAGATTATATGTCCTTTAGAACAGTACATTCACTTATTAGGATATAAGTTAAAATGTTTAAAAAAAGCTTATGAAGAAGATAGTTCTTGGAATTATAGTATTGATGAGCTTGAAAAAACAATTGCTAAGTTAAAAACTAAGCTTTAACAACACTTTAGTCAGTCAATTACAGGTAATGCTGGGTTGACTGATTATATTAAATCTATATATATTATGAATAATAATTTATTAAATGGAGCACCTCTGTATTATCCAAGTGCTAAAGAATGGATGTGGAACTATTGTATTTATTTAGGACCATTTACTGATAGTGAAGGAAATAACTATGATTTAGGAATATATTTAGATCCTGATAGTGTTTTTGAATGTAGTAATGCTACTGTATGGGGTAATGAACCAGGAGATTATTCTTCTGGAAATATATATCCTAGAATAGACTTTGATAATGAAGTAACAAGAGAAGTAATACGTAGAGCTAAACAATTAAATCTAATTAAACTATGAAAGCAAAAGAAGAATTTTTAAGACATATTAAAGATAGAAAAGTGTTATGTGCTGAAATATCTTATAGAGATTGTTGGGATTTTAATTCTCCAATGAAAGACTTTAAACTTCCTGTTAATTATACACAAGAACAATATGATGAATTTGTTAATTCATTAGATTTTAAGTATGATGCTGGTTATGGTGGACAAGAGTTATTTGGTACTATATGGTATAAAGATGGTACTTGGTCTGATAGAGGAGAATATGATGGAAGTGAGTGGTGGAATTATCAAAGCTGTCCAGGTATTCCTCAAGAATTATTAACCAATTCCTTATAGCATTATGATAACATTATGTATAATTCCTAATTTCAAAGGAACAAGAAAAGAATTATGCCAAGCATTATTAATATGCTTGGCTTTAGATATGTTTTATATTGTCCCATTATTATGTATATAATTTATAAACTAAATATTTAAAACAATGAACACATTAAAAATTGAACAGTTAGAAGAGCAAATTAAAGATGTAGATCAACAACTATTTGAATTAGATGAAATATTATCTAGTTCTGATGAAATAGAAATTCATAGATATTATGAATTAGAAGCTATGTTAGTTACAAAGAAAAGAAAGTTAATTTCTGAATATGAAGATTTAATTGTATTGTAATGCAAATCGTAAGAGGAAAATGGGTTGATAATAATTTCAACCCTATTGACGAAACAAATTATTGTCAATTAAAAGAACTTGGTAAAAAAGTACAATCATTATATGGAGATAATATTTCTTATAATAGAATTGAATTTGTAAACAATCTCTCTTCTTTAAGTGAAGAGCAAGAAGAAGGACTGAGAATAGTGTTTAATGAAAATCTAATAGATAAACTAATATGATGTATTTTGTATTTTGCTATTTAGCAATGTTTGGTGTGCTTCTTAATGAATATGATAACATTAATGAATGGAAATCATCAGATTATTTAGCCTTATTTTGTGCTCCAATTGTGCTTCCAATAATGGTTGGAATGCGTATAAATGATAAAAGAGATGAGCAATAAAGGAAATAGACCAAGAATTCCAGCTAGAATTTTAGTTGGACAAGTTGTTGGCTCAACAGATGCTGTTCAATATGCATGCTGTAGAACATTAATTGTATGTGAAACATACGATAGTATTACATACAAAAGAATTAACAGATTTGTAAAACAAGAAGAGACATGAGTAAATACAGGTTTAAAACTCAGGATGAGTTTATAAGAGATGGGCAATGGGATGATGACAACCATTGCCCTGAAGGGTGGGCTCAAAATAATCAGATGAATCATTATTTAGGCCAAGATGTTCCTGAAGGAGCTAATGAAAATTGTGATCTTCATGAAGGATTTGAAGATGATGGTTGGTGGTTTGAACCTACTAACTATGTTCTAAAAGAACCTATATATAAAGTGGGCCAATGGTATAAATCTACACCTGAAGCAAATAAAAGAAATGGTGAAATATATTATGCTAAGTATTTATCAGATGATTTTAAAGCTTCTGATTACAAAGTGTTAGGAGACATAAAGTCAATAGAATACAAATTTAGTTCAGGATATATTTGGGAACTACTTACAGATTTATCTGAAATACAAGAATTTCTTCCTGATAATCATGAAGATAAAATTGTAAAAGAAGAAGAAGATTATACAGGAATGTATATTAAAGCTCTTGTAGAAAGTCCTAATTGTACAGGTGTTTATAAAGGAGATAGTATTAAAATAATTTCTAAAAAAAATGAAACACAATATGTATTAGATAAAACTAAACTAGGTATACCAGGAATGAAGATTAGATGTCCTTTAGAAAGGGATTTATGGGAATTAGTTGAAGAGAATAGTAATACATTAGATAGTTTTCCTTCTTCGGGTGCAATATTAATATCAGAATGTGATAATCTAAAAGAATTTAAGAGATATTTATTTGATTCTGGCAGAACATGTAATGAAGCAGTTGGTAATCCTAAGTATTTAGCTTGGAATGATTCTTCATTTTGGTATCCTACAACTAGTACTAGTAAAACTATGTATCAATGGAATGAATTAAAACATTTTATTCCTGTCTCTAAAGCTATTCCTGGATATGTAAGATGTGTACAAGCATTAATGCATGCTAAAGTTGGAAAAGTATATCCTGTTGTTGATGAAAAACATTGTTTATGTGAAAATGGTGATACATATGAATGGGATGCAATACAATTTACTGCTGCTACTAAACAAGAATATGATGCTCAATTTTCTAATGAACAAGATCCTTTGTATATTTGTAAACAGAAGTATCGTAAAGGTATGAGAGTTAGAAGTGCAAGTAAAACAGGAATGTATTCTGGAGAATTTATTATTGATGTAGACCCTAAAGACTTTAGAAACTTATCAGGTAAAACAAATGTAGTAGATTATACATTCTCAAAAGGATATCTTTATTACAATGGAGAATATGCTGAAATATTAGAAGAAGGTGTATATGATGTATCAGAAATAATTAAAACAAACAAACCATCAATAGAATCTGTGCACTCTGTTGATGTTAACTTACGCACAAAAAAACAAATTAATAAATTTAAATTTTAAAACCATGAACAAGACAAAATCATTTGTAAAAGAAATCGTAGCATTATTAAAAGGTGATGATGCTGAAGCAACAGGACAAAAAGTGTTAAGACAAGCTGATTCAGCTTTCAAAACTCAAATTGCATCATTAACAGGAGATACTATTGCTCTTGAAGATAGACTAGAAGATGCTAAAGAAAATCTTAGACTTACAAGATTAAACTTTGGTCTTCAAATCACTGATAGAAATAGTTACATTAGAAGTTTATTAGATGCTAAGAATCTTTTAACTTCTTCTGAAGAAGCTCTTGAAGCACACATTGCTAAATTAGATTTCTTAAGAGAGCAAGCTGCTTTGTTAGAAGAATAAATAAAATTGTATAATCACTGGGGACTATAATCGCACATAAGCAGTTTAAATAGTCAATGTAATGTCTGCGTATCATTGAACTCACCTATATTATACATAATAGCTAAGCTGTGTAAAGCGTCAGAACTTATAATCTGTTAGAAGCTAAAGGTTAAACATTAATCCTTTGTAATAGACTGTAATAGGTCTTTAAGACAGAGTGCTACTTTACATAAAAGAAGTATTTTGCTTTACATAAAAATACTATCAGTAATGGTAGAACGTGAGTTGCCTTGAGAAAGCAATTAAGTACTAAAATGTGGATAAAAAGTTAGTCTTGACCACACTTACGTAATGAGTTCTCAGCAAGTAGTGAGTCTAAAGCATTGAAGACTTTATATGGTAATAACCATTAACTACGTGACCCTACTCTTATGTCGCAAGACTATGGATAAGAAAGAGGGTGCTAATACAAGTTGATCATTGGTCAACAACACAACTGTGAAAAGTGCTCGTACATGCGAGATTTATAAACAAATTAATAATTAAAAACACAGAACACATGAAAAAAACATTGGAAATTAAAACATTAAAAACTACAGGAAATAAAGGATTTTCTGTATTAGCTGGAATCAATAGAGTTATTGTTCCTAGTCACGTTACAAAATTAGCAAACTCATTAGAAAAAATGGGAGTTGTAAGACCTGTTGTTGTATCAACAATTGATTTTGTTGATGGGAGTAAAAAAACATACATTATTGATGGACAACATTTGTATCATGCTTTAATAAGAATGGGTTGGGATGTTCCTTATACAGAAATATCAATTAAAAATTCTGTTGATTTAGCTGAACATTTAGCATTATTAAATGCTAGCTCTAAATCATGGAGTATGAAAGATTACATCACTGTATGGGCTAATGTTAATAAAGACTACGTTAAATTGAATAAATATTTTAATACATATGATATTGAGCTTAATCAATTATCTGAAATATTAATGAATAATTCTTGTATAGCACGTTCAGGTGGTAATAATGTTATATCTAAAAATATTAAAAGAGGTGAGTTTACTATTGATGATGAAAAACGTGCTGTTTATCTTCTTAATTGTGTAACTGATGCTCTTAAAATAGTTCCTAGAATGGATAGACTTAGTAATAAACTTTTTATTGCTAGCTATGTTAGTTTTATTAATACTTGTGTAAAATATGATCATGCACAGTTTATGTCTAGTTTAAAGTTACACAAAGACAAGTTTAAACTTTCTACACAAGATGAAGAAGAATTCAAAAAACTATTAAAATCAATATCATGAAAACAGTAGAAATGCAACCAACACAATTTCATCAATTCAAACAAAAAGCTAATGATATTAGACTATGGTTTGATTATAGAATAACAAACAGCATTGTATATGTTACAGCTGATGAATATCGATTAGAACAACTAGGTTATTAATTTGTTTGTAATTAGCCCTAAGCAATTAGGGCTTTTTATTTTAATATTATTTATTATGGAAAAATATTTATTCTGTTATTATACAGAGATTAATGATGAATGTAAAGATTTAGAGAAAATAATTGAAGCTGTTAATTTTAAAGAAGCTGTAATTGAGTTTGATAACACTACAGTGTATAAGAAAATAACTAGTGCTAGTGAAATTATAAATTTTAACTTTACACCAGATTTTACAAACTAAAAACCAAAAATTATGAAAAAATTATTATTATCAGCTATTATAGTAATAGCTATGTCTTGTTCATCTAATAGTGATGATGCTCCTGCAACAGTTGCAGAAGATTGTAATTGTGATAGAGTGGTTGAAGCTACAACTTTTAATGTAGTGGGTACACCACAAAACCCTGCAATTAATTATTACACTGCTTATACAACAATTAATGATTGTACAGGTGTACAAAGAGAAAGAAATCACACAACAACAGTGGCTTCAGAAATTCCTAAAGTAGGACAATGTAGATAGTTATGAAAAACATACACATATTACCAACAGATAAACCAAGTAGGTTAATACATTATTTAAAGGATAATAGTTGGGATTTGTTTAACAGTCCTATGCCAAAGATTGATAATGTAATTTGTCAAAATATCTACATCATTAATTCAGAAGAAATTAAAGAAGGCGAGAGAGGATTATCAATAAACAATGCCGTCTATACTCACCTCAATCATTTAGGCAAGGACTATGGTAAAAAAATCATCCTAACAACAGACCAAGATTTAATCAAAGATGGTATACAAGCTATTGATGATGAGTTCTTAGAATGGTTTGTTAAGAATCCAAATTGTGAGAGTGTTGAGGTTAAAAGAATATTTTTAGGAAACTCATTTGTTCATATTGGTAAAACTCCATCTAAAAAAGAAAAATTACGTGGGTGTTATGATAATGGAGAACAAATAGTTGGAAAATGGGAAGAGTTATTTACTTATGAAATTATCATTCCAAAAGAAGAACTATGTTCATTATGTAGTGCTAATAAATTAATTGATGGTGTATGTAAAGAATGTACCGAATTACTATGTAAACCATTTTCTGTTCTTGAAAAAACAGAAACACCTGAAGAAGCTGCTGAAAGAATATATTTAAGTTATGAAAATAATGAACTTTTATATGGGCATTCAGAAGATTTACAATTAGCTTATAAAGCAGGTGTAGTAGATGGTGCTCAATGGCAAGCTGAAAGAATGTATAGTGAGGAAGATATGTTTGATTGTTGGGAAGCATCTCATACTGGTGGGTTAGACGATAAATCTTTAAGAGCGCATTTTAACCACTGGTTTAAAAAATTTAAAAAGAAATAACATATGAAAAAAATATTACTATTAATGTTATTGTGTAGCACAATAACATTTGCTCAAGAAAAATTTGTTAGAAAATATGTTTCTATGATTGTAACTTCTGATTTTGTAACATCAGAGTCTCAAGAAGCTGATGTAACTGTTGTATTTAATGCTAGTGGAAAAAGAAAGATTATTTTTTATTTCTCTAATGGTAATAATAGAACTTATTATCAAATAGGAGGAGTTGTAGAAGGAAAAACAAATGGTGGAGAAGAATATCAATTTGTTAAATGTTTAGATGAAAAAGGAATAACAACATACATACAATTATTTGATACACTAGGATGTTTAAGAGTTATTATCTCTGAAGGATACAAAATTGAATTTTATACTTATTAATTATGTTCTCAATAGGTGATAAAGTTGTATGTATTAATGCTTCAATGAATTTACATACAATAGCTGAATTAAGAAAAGATATGCCACAGTGGGTGAAAGAAGGAGAGCAATACACAATAAGAGGATTTCATGATAATGATGGAATTGTTACAGGTGTATTGCTTGAAGAACTTCATAACCCACCAAGGTGGTTTC